TATTAGTTCTAATAATGGAAATAATATTATGCAATCAACTGCAGTACCTTTAAAGGCTGGAGAAACAAATATTAAATTAATAGCTTATAGTTATTCTACTACAAGAGAAATTACATTAACAAATTTACTACCTAATACTACTGATATATTTAAGGTTGGTGATTTTTTACAATTTGAAAACTTTCATAAGTTATATCAAATAGCTAAACCATTAGGTTCAACTAATTCTATATTTACATCTTCAAATACAGGAACATGTAAAGTTAGATTATCAACACCTTTATTAAGTAGTGTTGGTTTACCAGTTACATCTGTTGGATCTACTGATAGATATTATATAGTTAGTGGTTCAGCTGATGAATATGAAATAGTATCATATGATTTATACGGTGGCCCTGTAAGAAATAGTGCTAATAATAGTGAAGGTATAATAATATTTAAAGATGCTACATCAGGCATTCAATCAACTTATGCTGATGGTACAGATATAAAATTAACTATACCACTTGGTAGAACAACTAATTATCAAATTAATGGTTTTATAGGAGATTGTATATCAGGAACATCTAATGATAGTAATATAACTGCTGCACAAAATTTACAAAATAATAAAATAGGTCAAGTAGTATATAGTAAATCATACTCAGGTAGTTCTGCTACTGGTGTATTTACATTTAATTTTACTACACCAAATATTAGAGTAGAATTAACAGATGTTTCTATGATTGGACAAACATTAACTAATGAAACAGTTGTTAATGCTTTTAATACTTCATATCAAGATGGTTCTATGACTATAAAATTAGCTAATGGAAATACTGCTTTAGATAGCAATGGTAATCCTTTAGTAATAACAATACCTTCTACACAACATACAGCTGAACAAATTATAACTTATCTTGAGAATCAAATTGAAGTAGCATCATCTACTCATATTCTTAAAACTGATGGTGTTATAACAAACTTAACTATAAAAGCTTTCCCTGAAGATTATGGAGAAACTGTACTTAATCATGTTGGTTATTTTGAAATTACATGGGGATTAGATTATGAAGGTTGTTCTTTAGAATATACAACACCTACTGGTACAGAACTTGTAAATTATAATCCTGTTAATTTAACTGGTGATGAAGTTGCAACTATAATTACTAACGGTATTACAATTGAAAATGCTGCAGGCACATATGTTGCTGGTGATTTTATAAACACATTAGTTGATGCACCTTTAAGAGCAAATACAAGAAGAATAGAATCTGTTACTACTGTAGGTACTACAACAACAATTAATTTTGTTACTGTACAAGAGGGTGCGGTAGTTACTGCAGACACTTTTTCAGGTGGTGATATTGATAGAACAAGAAGTAACCACACGGATGTACCAGGAACAAGTAGTAATTCTTTAAGCACTGTTGGTACATTTGATATAGAAATAAGTTCAGTTATAGCTACTGTAGATACTTTTTCAGCTGCTGATACTAATAGAACAGCAACTACTCATACAGATGTTTACGCTTCAAGTGATAATTCTTCAAGCACTATTGGTACATTTGATATAGTTGTAGATTCAGTTGGTGCTATCACTTCAGTTACTGTTAATACATTAAGTGAAAATGTAGAGGTTGGTGATATTATAACTGTTAATGATTATGCTATGAGTAATAATGGATCTAATAATTTTACATTTAGAATAGCTACTATTGATGAGGGTTCTGTTATTTCAGTTACCCCTAACACACTAAGTAAAAATACAAGAGTTGGTGATGTTATAACTATTGATGTTGCTGATATGGATAATAATGAAGCTGATGATGTTACATTTAGAGTAGCTAGTGTTAATCATAATAATATTACAGATTTTACTTCAACTAATTATGCTAGTAAAGAAATTTATAAACACTTAAATGATTCATTATCTACATCTAATAAAGTTTTATTTGAATTAAATAATGTTGCTGCATCAAGTGTTGTTGTTAGTGATGTTAACATATTTATGGGGCCTGATGTTAATATGAAATTAATGTTAACTAATAAGCCAGCTGTAACAATTGTACCTAAAGATGAAAATAAGAATTTATATAAATACGATACATTTAAATTTGCGGAGGTTTTATAATGGTTAGAGCAATTAATAATAATTATCTTAAAGCTGAAGGTGGATATCCTATTCAGTTTGTTGTTGTACAACCAGATAGTAATGTTAAAAATGCTTTGTTTTTAAATACATCTTCAAGAATAATAACTGAAGATCTACAAGGTTATGGTGAAGTTAAAACATATCCTTCAGCAGGTGTTTTAAATTTAACTGCTGTTGAAGAAACTAAAGATGTTAAAACTAATCAAATTACTATTGATCTAAATGGTGTACCAAATACAATTATACCACTTTTAAAAAAGTATAATGGTATTGGTGGTATTGTAACTATTTATCAAGGTTGGATAAACGATCAAGATACTTTATTAAGTAAGATGGATACTGAAGCTACTATTGGCACATACATAAAGTGGAAGGGTGTTATACACTCTCATTCTGTTGATGAAGAAAACCAAGAGTTAGGTAAAGTTAAAATATCATTAGAATGTAAAAATATATTATCAACTATTATTGGTAGTACTAATGGTAGATATACATCTGATAGTTCATTTAAAAGATCTTCATCAGGTGATAGATCAATGGAGTTTGTAGCTGCTATGGCTACGTTTAACCCTAAGTTTGGTAAAGATTAAATGATAGTATTAATAATGGGACTTCCAGGGTCTGGTAAAACAACCTTGGCTAATAAATTAGCATTATTAATAAATGCAAAAAGGCTTAATGCTGATGAAGTTAGGGAAGAAGCTAATGATTGGGATTTCTCTAACGAAGGAAGAATAAGACAAGCAAAGAGAATGTTTGATTTTGCTAAAAGAATAAAAGGCAATGTTATAGCAGACTTTGTTTGTCCAACGCCAGAAGCCCGAAGCTTATTCCCTGCAGATTATATAGTTTGGATGGATACTATAAAAGAGGGAAGGTTTGCAGATACTAATAAGATGTTTATAAAACCACAAAAATATAATTATAAAGTTACAACTAAAGATGCTGAATATTGGGCATCAATAATATTAAAGGATATGTAATATGAATATAAGAATGGCTAATAAAAATGATACCCAAGATGGTATAAAAGAAATAATACAAGCAGTTAAAGAATTTCCTGATATGTCTATAAAAGGTTTAATTATAACTGATGAGTATTACAAAAATTTAATTGATTTATGTTTCGAAAAAGGAATGATTATTGTTGCAGAAGAAGATAATAAAATTATAGGGTGCATAATAAGTTTATCTAATGCCAATATCTGGACTGCTATGCAAGAACTTGTAACTGTTGTTACTTGGGTGCATAAAGATAAAAGAAACGGTTCAGCATTTTATAGAATGCATAAATTATACAAAGAAGAATATACAAAATTAAAACAACAAAACAAAATTGACAGAGTTCTTATGGCTTGTTTACCTGGTAAAACAAATATTAAATTTGAAAAATTAGGTTACAGGCTTATTGAAAAAACTTATGAATGGAGATAAATTATGGCAGTAGCCGCACCTATTATTGCAGCAGCAATAGCACCAGGTATTCAAGGAATGATTATAAGGTTTGCATTATCCTTAGCAGTTTCTTATATTACCCAAAAGCTATTCGGCCCTGAGGCTCCTCCTGGAGCAGCATCGGCTAATGGAGGTTCAGCACCAGATCCTGGGGTTAAGCAAAGAATACCTTCAGATCCTTCAAATAAATTACCTATTGTGTATGGAGAAGATAGATTACACGGTTCAATTATATTTGCTGATATATCATCTGATAATAAAAAAATGGGTTTTATAATTACTTTATGTGAAGGCCCAATTAAAGGTATTAATAATATTTACTGGGATGACTATAGATTAGTATTTGATACAGTAAATATTACTAATGAATTTGAAACTGTAATAGGAACTTTCCCAGGTAACAATGTTATAGATGCTATACACCCAGATGGATCTAATGATGATTGGTTAAATGGTAATTTAAAAATTGTTAGATATCCTTATGGTGGAAGATGTAATGAGATGGAAACTTTTAGTACTAAGTGGGCTGCAGATGCAGATACTAGAACTATGCCTGATGTTGCTTATGCTTACTGTGAATTAAATTATGATAGAGAGAATCAAGTTACAGGTTTAACAAGTAAATTAGCTTTTGAAATTGAAGGTAGAATAGTTAGAAAACTTAATAGTGATCTTTCTTTAGATGGTAGATCACCTAAAGATGGTATAACTGATATAGGTTTATTTGATCCTACTCAATTTTCTACAAGTGTAAAATTTAATGATTATATGAAAGGATCAATTGTTGGTTATGAATTAAATGATGATGATCCTTATGATGGTATCCCTGTTCCTAATCGTTATATATTACCACAAGATTTATTAAATCCTGATGGTACATATGAAATTATAGATCTTGGTGATAATACGTCAGATACTATAGATGATTATAAAAATGGTACTGTTACTAATCAAGCAGGTAATTATGCATATGGTCAAGATGATAGTGTAGAATTTGATTTTGTACAACCAGGAGAACAATATAAGGATCATACAACTGGTAATTATGTTACGTTTCAACCAACAGAACCAGATGATGGAAGACGTATTCTTAATGGTTTAAATATTAAAGATATGGGAAGTGATTATACTCTTTCTGGTTCTAATTTTAATACTTATTATAGTTACTCGGGTTATTCTAATTTAGTAGATGATAATCGTAGAGTTTGGGTAAAATATAGTTATCAACTTAACGGTTCTGATGTTGATTATTATTTACCATTAGTAACAAAACCACTTATAGACAGTGCCTCAATAAATGCTACGAATGGAACTTACACTGAACGTGATTTTGGTATAGCATTTAATAAACAGATAATGGCTGATGCTCCGTGGGCTACAAATGGTATTGAAAGTTTTGGACAAAGAAGACTTAGAGATTCTGAGCATGTTGCAGACGCAAATGGAGTTGAACCAACATATACATATGAAACTGGACAACAATATTTAACTGCTACATTACCAATAAGTGTAAAAGCATATGCTTGTGGTGACTATTCACAAAGTCCACCTGAGTGTTTAATAGATTATTTAACACATTATACTTATGGTTGTGGTCAATCTGTATATGATAATGATCTTGATTTACAAACATTTTATGATCATAAAGTATTTTGTGAAACTTTAGTAACACATAATGATCCTAATGGTTCATCAGTTAGCAGCAAACAATATCAATCAAATGGTTATGCTAATACAGGTGATGATAAAGATTTAAATATTTCAGATTTAGTTAATAATTCACAATCTATGTTTAGTTACACTTTAGGAAAGTTTCAAATGATATCAGATAAAACTGATACAGTTAAAAAGATATTTGATCATACTAATATGTATGGTGGTGTTACTATACTTAATGATGGTTTTAATTCTACTATAAATGAAATGACTTTAAAGTTTAAATCTAAATCTGAGAATTATCAAGATGATCAAGTATTTTTAAATTATGATAATACATATTTTAATGAGCCTGAATTAGCTAAAGATATATCTATAAAGTTTTTAAACACTAATGTTGAAGCCCAAAGAATGGGTAGTGTATTAATGAATAAATCTAGAAGTAATAAAATTATTTCTTTTAAAACTGATACAAGAGCAGCAGAATTACAATTCAATGATGTTATAGAAGTTAATGGAACATATTATGACTTAAGTCAAAATGGTATTTTAACACATGATTATGTTAATGCACAAAGTTCTTTACCTTCTACTGCTTCTATTGGTGAATATAAAATGTTTGATAGTGCTCAACATATGGATGTTAGATACTCAGATAATACACCTGCACATTATTTTATACCATATACAATAGTTAAGTTTGATGACCTATTAGTTTATTTTAAAGAATGTATTAATAATCAATTCTTTGATCATTCAGGAACCTTAAGTCAGTATCAAATAGAACAAAATAATAAACTAGGTGAAATATTTTCATTAATTACTTTTGTTGATGGATATACTGGTAATGTAAATGGTGGTCAATTTCAGTTTCATATTAATTCTATAATATTTGCTGGTGCTGCTGATACTAATATAAGTATTCAAGCAGTAAACAATATTAATAATACAACTTTTATAGGTGTAACAAGTCAATTTCAAGATTATGATAATGGTACTAGTTTTAGAATTAATAGTATTTCTGAAATAGAACTTGATGGTGGTTTACAAGGTTATTATATAACTGCACAAGTATATAATGCAGAAGATTATAATGTAGGTTCATTAACTCAAAGGGCTAATGCACCGACTTTAAATGCACAAACTTACGGTACAATTGGTGTTGTAACAAGTTTAACTTTAAATACTAATAATCCTTTAGCTTCTATACCTAATATAGAAGTAGGTTTTACTACACCTGCTTCAAGTAATATTGAAGGTGTTGAAGTTTACTATTCAGATGGAATAGCAGGTACTAAAACAATTAATAATGTTATTAATGCACCTGGAAGTAGTTATACTGCTAATACTGTTCAATCAGTTAGATTAGATAATATACCAGTTACAACAGATTTATATATTTGGATAAAAGGTTTTAATACTTTTGCAAGAGGTGATTTTTCAGCAGGCTTATCTGTTGGTAATTGGAATCCTGCTAATGCTTCAACTAATGTTGGAAACAATGCAGTAAGTCAAAACTCAATTCAAAATCAGGCTGTTGGTCAACAACAAATACAAAATAATGCTATTGGTACAAATCAATTAGCCCAAATTGTAGATTTTACTGGTAAGACTGTTACATTACCTGCTGATGCTGTTAAAGCACATACAGGTGTTTGGAGTAATACAATTAAAAATAATAATTTTACTGTAACTAATCAAGCTTATTGGCAAGGTTTCTTTGTAGATACAACAAATAATACAGTAACTGTAACATTACCTGCAACTCCTGATGATGGAGATATAGTTAAAATAATAGATGTTGGTGCTAATGCTTCAAATAATAATATTATTATAAACGGTAATACAAATAACATACAAGGTTCTAATACTAATTTAAATATAGGTATTAATAGAACTGGAACAGAAGTAATATTTCTAACTAGTAAAGGTTGGATACTAACTACTTTATAATTTAAATTAACAAGAATGATATATAGCTATAGTTATATATTAAACTCATAAACCTATTGGAGAACAAATGAGAATATCAAATATAAGACACTTCTTAGGCGGTGCAGATCAAGTTATCGCTAGAGAAGTTTTACAAGGCAATCAATTCCTTTTAAATGTTAGTGGAGATGAAGATCTTGACTATTCAACTGCAACATTTACTTTAGCAACAGAACTATTTACAGCAGATGTAACTGATGGAAGAAGTAGTATAACTATTAATTCATTAACTAAAGATGCTAATGCAAATGTTAAAAGCTATACTTCAACAGATTTAATTAGAAACGCAACTCAAGGATCATTTGATCTTAAGGTACCTAGTACTTTATTATCAGACTTTGATAATGGTGCTAATATTTATAATGCATCACCTGATACTGCTAGTCCTTATATTGTTGCTATGAAGCTTCAATGGACAAATGGTGAAGAAATTAAATCAATAAGATTCTTATTTGTAATAAGATATCAACCACAATAAGGAATTGAAATGACAATAAAAATTACTGATAACAATAAGATTAACCTTACTGTAGGTTCAAATAAAGCTGGTGCTCAAGGTGCTACTGGCCCTGCTGGTGCTACTGGCCCTCAAGGTTCAACTGGCTCACAAGGCCCAACTGGTTTAACTGGCCCTACTGGTAATACTGGATCACAAGGTTTAACTGGTTCTCAAGGAGAAACTGGTGCTCAAGGTATACAAGGTATAGCAGGTGCACAAGGTGTAAGAGGTGAAGATGGTGTTGCTGGTTCTACAGGTTCAATAGGAACAACTGGAGCACAAGGTAATGCTGGAACTGCTGGAGATAGAGGTTTAACAGGTTCAACAGGTTCAACTGGCCCTCAAGGTTTAACTGGATCAACTGGTGCTGCTGGTGCTTCTTTTGATATTGATTCTTATGATGTAACTACTTCAATAGATAATAATGATTTATTATTTCTTAGTAGAAATAGTTCAGGTGATGAGAAGAAAATTACTTTAGCTAATTTAAATACTAAAATTGAAAGTTTAATTAGTCCTGCATTACAAAGTTATACTGATACAAAAATAGCAGATTTAATTAATGGAGCACCTGGTGCTTTAGATACATTAGAAGAATTAGCTACAGCATTAAATGATAATGCTAACTTTGCTACTAATTTAACAAGTATAGTTAATACTAAATTAAACATATCTGATTTTAATTCATCTTGGGATACAAGATTTAATACTAAAACTACAAATAATGTACCTGAAGGTTCATCTAATTTGTATTACACAAGTTCAAGAGCAGATACTGATATAGATGCTAAAGTAACAAAATCATATATTGATGCATTAAATATTAATGCTGATAAATTAGATGGTTATCATGCTACTTCATTTATACAAACTGGTACATTAGCTGCTGTAGCCTCAAGTGGTGCTTATGGTGATCTAAATGGTTTACCCGTTTATCATACTGTTGCACAAACTGGTGACTATAATGATTTAATTAATGTTCCTTTAGGAATAACATATTATAGAAATGCTGATGTAGATGATCATTTAAATTTATCAACAGCTGCTACTAATCAAGTTTTATCTTGGAATGGTACTGACTATGCTTGGGTTACAAATACAGGCAGTGGTGGAGGAGGAACAAGTAATTTCAGTGGTTTATATTCTGACTTAACTGGTTTACCTACTTTATTTGATGGTAACTATAATAGTTTAACAAATTTACCTACAATACCTAATGCATTAACTGCAGGAACAAATGTAACTATTACTAATGATGTTATAAATGTTTCAACAATTGCTTTAACAAGTATAAGCGTAATAAATTCTGAAGCTGCTCAATTAGCTTTAACATTACAAGAAGGTGATGTTGTTGTTAGATCTGATCTTAATGAATCTTATATGAATAATGGTGGATCTGCTGGGACAATGGCTGATTACACATTATTACAAACACCTACAGATGCTGTCTTAAGTGTTGCTGGTCAAGTAGGTTCTGTTAGTGCAGCACAAATTAAAACTGCATATGAAGCCTTAGCTGATACAAATGCTTTTAATGATGCTGCTGTAACTAAATTATCTGGTATAGAAACTGGTGCTGATGTAACAGATACAGCTAACGTTGTTGCTGCATTGAGTGCAGGTGATAATATAACTATAGCTGCTAATGGAGAAATTGCTTCTACAGTTAATGTTGTTGGTTCTTTATCTGCAGGTAGTAATATAACTATATCTGCTAGTGGAGAAATTGCTTCAACGGCTAGTGGTAGTTCACTTACTATACAAGAAGAAGGTACAAACTTAACAACAGATGCTACAATTTTAAATTTTGTTGGTGATAATATAACTGCTAGTGGAACAGGTACAACTAAAACTATTACAGTTACTGGTGGTGCTGATGTTTCAGTTGCAAGTGGTGCGGTTGTTGGTACTGATTTAGTTTTAACTAATTCAGATGCTTCAACAGTTAGTATTGATGCTTCTACTATGATTAATGATGTTTCAGGTATATCTACAGGAAATAATTGGTATCATTCTTTTGGAGATAGAGCCAATTTAAATGTTAATAATGCTGTCAGTAATTTAGCTGCAGGTGTAGCAGCAAGAGCACCTTTTTATTTTGGTACAGAACTAACTCGTGGTAAAGAAATGAGATATACTGCTCAACCTAATAAAAGTCATACAATGGGTATTTGGGATGGTGCTGAAGAACACGCTGGTACTTTCCATTCTTGGACTACTGATAATAATTGGCATACAGGATTTAAGTATCAAGTTAATAGTGGATATCTAACAGCTACAAATACTCCGTTAATAAACAACACTAATGGTTCAAATAGATATCGAATTTTTACTAATAACGTTATAGCTATTAGATTTGAAATGGATGGACATTTAACTCTTTTAGATTTAAGTGGTGCTAATGAAGTTATAATATCTAAAACTTCAGTACCTTTAGGTGCAAGTACAACTTCAATTAATATTCAACTAGGTTGTGACGCTGAATTTGTATTCCCTAACGCAAGTATATTAAATATTAATGATTATCTAACTGCAAATAATGCTGCTTGGCATATATCATACGGTTCTAATGCTGATAATCAAGTTGGTGTTTCAACAATGACTAGCACAGTATGGGCAGAAGGGCCTTTTTATTGGGGTGAAGAATTAACTAGAGGTTCTGAGTTTAATTGGAATCTAGTTACTGATAGACAAATGAGAATAGGTATCTGGGATGGTGCCCAAAGCCCTGTACAATATAATTTAGGACAATTAGATAACAATAGTTATAGTACAGTTTTTGATTGGAGAGATGGTTCTCAAAGCTTTATAGATTCTACTAACACAGATGTTGGTACTTATAATAGTGGAAGCGATTATGGAATGTCTAATGGTCAACCTATATGTCTTAGATTTTTAAGTGATGGTCATTTAGAATTAGTAGATAAAACTAATGGTGCTGAAAATACAATTGGTAAAACAATTATTCCATTATCTGTAGATTCTTTTAAATTAACAATGGGTGCTTGGTCTAATGCTACATTCCCTAATATTATTAAATCTAGTACAAGTGTTACATGGGAAGTTGCACATGACTTTGATAGTTCAGAAGATGGTGCTTTAGATGGTATTGAAGATCATACTGTTCTTAAAAGTGGAATATCTATTCAGCCTGGTGAACAATTTAATATTAATTTATCTTTCACTGCTTATGGTGATTTCTTTGGTACTAATTTTACAGGATCTGCTGGATCAGGTCTTACAACTGCTGAAGAACTATTAACACAAAGATTCCAATATCAAACTAATGAAAGTATTCTTGGCCCTGATTGGAATTTTAATCAGTCTGCTGCTAATTACTTTTTACCTACTGGCACTCTTCATTCATGGAGAATAGGTGGTGCAAATACAGTACAAGGTATGATTAGTTTAAGATATAATAATGATAATAGTCTTGAACTTCATTCTGAGACTGCTGCTGGTTCATATGAACTGATTGCTACATGTACAACAAATGGTACTGGTTCTCCTATTCATTTATTTTATGGTTCAAAAAGTAATAAAATATTTGACAGAATACCTGCTATAACAAAACAAG